GGTAATGAGAGGCTCATGTTTTCTCTAGTCACAAAGATTTTATAAAGGGGTTATATCATACAAAACAGTAACTTAGACATGTTAAGCAGTTTGCAAATCGCCGTAACTCAAAATGTTTTCGGCGAGATTGTTGGCATTTCTCAGCCTGCTGTTAGTGACCTGATCAAGCGTGGCATTTTAACTGATGGAGATATTGCAAGTAATTGGCTGATTGCATATTGCTCGCATCTTAGAGAGCAGGCTGCCGGTCGTGCTGGATCTGATGGAAGTCTTGACCTGGTAAGTGAACGCGCTCGATTGGCCAAAGAGCAGGCTGATAAAGTTGCGTTTCAAAATGCGATAACCCGCAATCAGCTTGCACCAGTTGACTTGCTGGAAGAAGTTTTAGCGAAAGCAGCTGCACGTATCAACGGTAAGTTTGATTCTATACCTGGAAGAGTTAAACGTCGTTTCCCATCTTTACCTTCAGAGGCTATTGATTTAATTGACAGTGAAATTTCTATTGTAAGAAATGAAGTTGCATCGATGTCTCTAAATGACATCAACGACAATGTAACTATTGCTGATGAAGACATTGTTTCAGGTGATTTTGAGTAATGTGGGAGCAGTGGGGCGCTTATGCGGTGCGTAAAGGTAATTATTCAATCAGTAAAGCAATGATTAATGGTAAGTGGATTTTTCAGTTATGGCAGTTATCACCTGAGAATAGTCTAGGTAAGTTTGCCAGGTATAAATAAGCGCAAGCGGCACATGAAAAAATATTGAGCAAAGAGAAATAACAAATGGGCGCAATAGACAGTAATGTTTTTGATATAGGCAATATTGAGCGAAGCCTGATGCTTGGCATGCAGGCCTTTGGTGTGCCTGAACCACTTACTTTGGATCAGTGGGCTGAAAAGCATTTCTATCTATCAAAAGAGTCCAGCTATGTTGAACAGAAATGGAAGGCTTGGCCGTTTCAGCGTGCGATTTTATCCTGGATGTCTAATGATGATATTGAAGAGATCAACTGGCGAAAATCTGCACGTGTAGGATATACAAAGTGCATCCTGGCGTGTATTGGATATACCGCGCATCATAAACGCCGCAACCAGGCATTATGGCAACCGACAGATGATGACCGGGATGAGTTTGTAAAGACAGAACTTGACCCGATGCTGCGTGACGTTGAAGTTATGTCTCAGGTGATATCAACCACTAATTCCCGTGACAAAGACAATACGCTGCAGCAGAAAAAATTCAAAGGCAGCATGTGCCATTTGCGCGGTGGCAAGGCCGCTAAAAACTATCGCAGGATCTCGGTTGATACCGGTTACCTGGATGAATACGATGCTTTCGACAATAATATCGAAAAGGAAGGTGATGCCGGCGATCTGGCAGGTAAGCGTGTTGAAGGTGCGACTTTCCCCAAAATGATATTTGGCACCACGCCAAAACTGGACGGATTCAGCAATATCCAGAAACGTGAACGAAATGCCGATGTATTCATGACTTATCGCGTGCCTTGTCCACATTGCGGCGATTACCATGCAATCAGTTGGGGCGGTAAAGATGAGCCGCATGGCTTCAAGTGGAATGAAGGTGATCATGAAAGCGTCCGTCATTTGTGCCCACATTGCGGGGCATTAATCACTCAGGCCGAATACCTATCGATTGCTGATCAGGGGCGTTACGAATCTGAATTAGGCATCACTTCTGATTTCAATGGTGTGTTTCGTGACATCGAAGGCAATATTATCCGCCCGCCACGCCATGTCGCCGTGCATGTCTGGTCTGCCTATAGTCCTAATGTTTCATGGGTTGGGATCGTACGCGAGTTTCTTGAAGCGCATCAGGAGATGATGGAGGGTAAGTCTGAAAAGATGCAGACTTTCACCAATACCACGCGCGGTGATTATTGGGCTCAGGATGTAGATAAAACAGACTCAGATGAAATTAAATCCAGGGCTGAGCCATACCCACTTGAACGACTGCCTATGGGGTGCCTGCTGTTGCTTGCTGGTGTTGATACGCAGGATAACCGGCTTGAGTGTGTGGTTTGGGGTTATGGCCGCGGTGGCCAGATGTGGACTATTGCGCACCGCATATTCTTTGGTAATCCATCCCAGGATGAAGTCTGGGATGATCTTGAAGAATTCCTGTTTGAAACTCAATTCCAGCATGCCAGCGGTAATCAGGTAAAAATATATGCGACAGCAGTCGATTCACGCGGCCATAACACACATGCGGTGTATAACTTCTGCAGCAAGCATCAGCGTCGCCGTGTTCACTCTATTGCAGGTAGAAACGGGCGTGAAAAACACATCAAGGATGGTGCTTCAAAAGTAGATATTGACTGGCGCGGCAAGGTATCGAAACAAGGCGGCATTCTATGGTGGGTAGGTACAAACCATGCAAAGGATATGTTTTATAACCGCTTACAGATAACTAAGCCTGGTCCCGGCTATGTTCATTTCTCACATGAGTTATCAGATGAATTCTTTAAACAGATCACCGGTGAAAAAAGAACCACACGCCGCAATGCGCGCGGAGCTGAGGAATCAGCATGGGTAGCTACACGTAAACGGGTGGAGGCACTTGATTGTACCGTCTATGCAATATGGCTTGAAATTCATTTTGACCTGCACAAAAAGACAGAGCGATTCTGGGCTGATCTTGAAGCCAAAGTGCAGCCAGTAGTAAATGATATGTTTGATATAGAAGTGGCGCCAACCATAGTTGAAGCTAAACCTAAAAAAGCGATAAAACAGCCGGCAGCAGCTCCTGTTGCAGCAGTAAAACAACCGAATAAATTTGCTAGCGATGATTGGATGAATAGAAGATGACCATCAAAATAAACAATGATGATGATGCGGTAAGCCTGCGTTTTGAAATTACGGCCATCTTGCGTGAGGAGATTGGATTCCATGAACAGTATGCAGCCACCTTGGCAGAGCCAATAGTGAATGGTTTAAAGAAAAGGTTTAGTGGCCAAGAGATCTACATTGCTAAAAATCCACGTCCAGATGTCGCGCAGCGCAATGAAGCAATTCGTCGTGAATTCAATGGCCGAAACCTGGAGGATATGATGAGCAAGTATGGCCTTGGTAAAACGTCTATTTACAAGATAGTCGGTAAAAAATAACAGTAATGAAATTTAGTCCACTTTTCCCCTAAAAAGTGGACTAGCAATTGTTTAGTCTGGGCAGCATGACAACTGCTACAGACATGCTCGCTAAATACTTGGCTGCAGAGCAAGCCATTCTTGAAGGTAAAAGCGTCGAATTCAAAGGGCGAAAACTTAGCTATGAAGACCTGGCTGACGTTCGAGCCGGGCGCATGGAGTGGGAATCTCGTGTTAAATCAGAGCAGACCCCAGCCTCAGTAAAGTCGAAACAAATAGGTGGTTTAAATGTCGCGCAGGCGAGGTTTGACCAATGAGAAACCCTATCGATGCTTTAGTAGAGTTTTTTTCGCCTATTTCTGCTGTTAAACGCACGAGTGCCCGTCATGTATTAGCCCACTATGAGGCCGCAAAACCAAGCCGGGCCCGCAAGTTTAATCGAGATCAATCATCCCCTAATCAATTGGTAAGCCAGGGTGCTGTGGCTTTGCGTACGCAGGCGCGTCATCTTGAGCGTAATCATGACATCGCTAAAGGCATCATCCGGGCATTCGTCAATAACGTAGTAGGTGCAAGCGGTATTGGTATTGAGCCGCAGCCAAGAAATGCCGATGGCACTATTAATACCGTTTATGCAGACGCGCTGCGCGAAGCATATAAGAACTGGAGTAAAACGCCGGAGGTAACCCACACCTACACGTTCAGCCAGGCTCAGCGTGTGATGTGCCGTACATGGATGCGTGATGGTGAAGGCTTCGCGCAATTGCTTACAGGATTTATTCCAACGCTTGATCATGGCACAAAAGTGCCATTCAGCATTGAAATGTTTGAAGCCGATCTGGTGCCAATGGATTACGACGATGGCGACAAAATACGCCAGGGTATCGAACGTAATGCATGGGGTCGCAGAGTTGCCTATCACATTTATAAAAAACACCCCGGTGAACCAGACGGCTACACCTTAAAAACGTCAACCAAGCGCGTGCCGGCTAGCAGCATATTGCAGGTTGCATCGCTTGAACGCATGGGGCAGCTGCGCGGTGTATCAGAATTTGCAAGCGTCATTACTCGACTTGAAGATGTCAAGGATTACGAAGAGAGCGAGCGTATCGCCGCCAAAGTTGCAGCCTCACTCACAGCATACGTTAAACGCGGATCGCCTGATTTATATGCTGGTCCAGAAACAGATCCCGAAGGTAATCAGGTTGCGCGCGATATTTCATTAAACCCCGGCACCATTATTGACAGCCTTGCAGTCGGTGAAGAAATCGGCCTGATTGATAGCAAGCGCCCAAATCCCAATGCACTTACCTGGCGACAAGGCCAGCTGCGTGCAGTTGCCTCTGGCGTAGGTGCAAGTTACAGCACCATTGCCCGCGCTTATGACGGTACCTACTCAAGCCAGCGTCAAGAACTTGTCGAGCAGTGGATCAACTACGCGATTCTTACTGATGAATTTGTCGGCATGTTTGTGCAGCCGGTCTGGGATCAGTTTGTATTGGCCGCGCATTTATCAGGTGTTGTGCCTATGCCCAAAGGGATGACGATTGACCAGGCGAATGATTGTCTGTTTGTTGGCCAAAACATGCCGTGGATTGATCCGTTGAAAGAGGCTGCTGCATGGAATAGTTTAGTGCGCGATGGCTTTGCAAGTGAAGTTGAAGTGATTCGCAAGCGCGGCCAAAACCCGCGCGATGTGATTGAACAAATCGCTAAGTTCAGAGAGCAGGCTGCTGAAAAAAATCTTATCTTCACTTCTGACGCCAAGACAACATCCGGCAATGGTACCGCACAGGACATGCTCAAGTTTCAGTCTGCAAATAACTCAAATCCAGCCAATGAGTAATTAGTCCACTTTTCCCCTAAAAAGTGGAATTGATTATAGGCAAACTGCAATCGTTAACTGAACACTTAAATTTAAGTAAGGTTTAAAAGGACTTAACAAATGTCAGCTAAAAGCTTTTACAAAATTAGATCAAGCGTACAAAACAGCGCCGCTGAAATTTTAATCTACGGCCCTATCGGCAATAGCTGGTATGACGAAAGCGTCAGTGCAAAACAGTTTATTCAAGACATCAATGCGCTTGATGTTGAAAACATCACGATCCGTATCAACTCAATCGGCGGCAGCGTAGTGGACGGTATTGCGATTCATAACGCAATCAAGCGCCATAAGGCACAAGTAACCACGGTGAATGATGGCATTGCAGCAAGCATTGCCAGCCTGATCTTGATGGCAGGTGACACGGTAGAAATGGCCGAAAACGCTCAGATTATGATTCATGCCCCTTGGACGTATACAGACGGCAATGCGGCTCAGCTGCGTGACGTTGCAGATATGTTGGATAGCTGGGCTGAAGCCATGTCTAGCAGCTACGCACAAAAATCAGGTAAATCGAAAGAAGACGTTCTAGCGCTGTTGACCGATGGTAAAGATCATTGGTTTGGTGCTGAGGATTCACTTGCTGAAGGTTTCATTGACAGCATTACCGGTGGTTTGGCAATCGCGGCCTCTCTGGATCGTGATGCGTTGTCAGCGCAAGTAAAACAATTTTTTGCAGTAAAACAACCTGTGGCAGCCGCCACAATTATTAAGGAGACTCAAATGCCTCAAGCAGAACCAGTGGCGGCAGCAGCAGCACCAAATGCCCCAGTAAAATCAGAATCTGATATCCGTGCTGAAGCAGTAGCACAGGAATCAGAGCGCCGCAATTCAATTGCACAAGCGTTTTCAAAATTCACAGCAACACCTGGTGTGCCAGAGTTGTTGGCAACTTGCCAGACTGATGTGGCTTGCACAGTTCAAATGGCAAACGACAAATTGCTAGCTAAGCTTGGTGAGAACAGTGCCCCGGCAGCTGGTGGTTACGCGGTAGTGATTGAAGATGTGCGTGATAAAACACGCGCTGGTATCACTCAGGCTGTAATGGCCCGCGCTGGTTTGGTTAAAGCTGAGGGTAACAACCAATATCGCGGCTACACACTGTATGAAATGGCTCGCGCGTCTTTAGAGCAGTCCGGCTTCAAAACCAACGGTTTAGGCAAAATGGAACTGGTTGCAGCTGCGTTTACGCACAGCACGTCAGACTTTACTAATTTGCTGGCAAACATCGCTAACAAATCCATGATGAAGGGTTATGAAGAGGCTGAAGAAACATTCCAGCTTTGGACTAGCGTAGGAAATCTTCCAGACTTTAAA